GGTCGTCATCTTTCACGTTATGCAGCGTCACTAACTCTTCGCCAATAAAATCGCGAATTTTCTCCGCTACGATTTCGGTGTAACAGGTACTGGAACCGTAAAAAAGACCGATTTTCATATTTACCTATAAAATTCATACATTTACTTAGATAACAACTAGTTAAGAACCTAATGACATCTAATGAATACTAGGGACTGTTAATTTCTGCCGCCAAATCGTCGCCATTTTTTGCCATGTTCAAAGGGTTGAATCTGATAGCTGTTTCAAGGTGTTCAGGTGCAAAGTGTGCGTATCTCATTGTCATACTGATGTCATGATGCCCTAAGATTTTTTGAAGCACTAAAATGTTACCGCCATTCATCATGAAGTGGGCGGCAAAAGTATGCCTCAAAACATGTGTCATCTGACCTTTAGGCAGTTCGATTGAGGATTGTTTAATCGCTCGCAGAAAGCCGTAATGGCAATCTTCAAATAAAGACTCCGTTTTAATTTTTGCGAGTTCGTCGTAAAACTGCCGATCGATAGGTACAGTTCTGTTTTTTTTGCTTTTGGTGTTAGTGAAGGTGATTTTGTAGGGGCTTAGCTGAGATCTTTTTAAATTCTGTGCTTCGCTCCATCTTGCTCCGGTACACAAGCAGACTCTTATCACTCGGTTCAAAGTGAGCTGGGCGGCGGTAATATCAATGAGTTCTAAAATTTGCTCTTGCTCAAGCCAGGACATTTCCCGCTCAGTAGTTACTAATTTGCGTAACTTTTCTAGTGGGTTAGGGTAGTTCCACTCACCCAGCCTTCCTAACTCGCTGAACATGCTGTTCAGATGTGAATGGTCCATATTCAGAGTGCTATTGGTTGCAGGATATGGAAAGCGTTTGTCTAAAAAAATCTCACCAGTGAGGCGTTTTTTTCTGTAATGAGCAAAATCATTAGCGGTGAAATCGGTTGCTTTTGGGTTTCCCATTGCCTTTATAACGTGCTTGAGCTTGCGATATACCATTAAGCCAGCGCTCAGGCTTTGGCCGTGTAAGGTGTACCAAAGTTCAGCAAGGTCTAGCATGGTCCGTTTATCACTCTTTTCAATGATCCACGGGCGACTTGCCGACTCATTTGTTATGTACTGCTCAAATGCAACAGCCTCACCTTTGGTGGGAAAAGTTTTCCTTACTCGTTTGCTATCGCGCCCTTGAGGGTAGCATTCACAGATCCATTTCCCTGTAGGAAGTTTGCGCACGCTCATAGTTAGCCTTTGTGCATTACCAGAGTGACTAAACCAATGAATTTCACGTCAGCTACAGGGCAGTCAAAACTACCTGATTCATTGGTGATTCTCACTTTGTGCTGAGGAAGGCGCATCACTTCTCTAATCGACTTTTTGCCATCTATATCCATCAGCCACAAACCATCACAAATGTCTTTAATGCCTTGGTCCATAAGGTATCTGCCTTTGCCAACAAAGAGCACGCAAGGTGAATTTAGATCCTCTGGATAAAGCTGCTTGTCGTAAAACAGTGGTTCACCTGGATTTAGTTCTCCATCCTCAAGCACTGCACTGGGAACCTTAGAAGTTACATGGTTCTCATTTGCGTACTTTTCCCCCGTGCCAAAGGCCAGCCACTCAACATTAATCCCCGTTTCGATTGATGCTTGAATCACCCAATCAGCAGGAAATATATCCCTCATGTATCTGGAAGCCATCGTGCTTTTAGACACTCCGAGCTTGTCACATAAGGCTTGGCGTGTCTTAAAGCCGTAAGCCTCAAGAAGCCTTTGCACCACTTTCTGACCACCTGTATTAAAGTCCATAGTTCTCATTAGGGTTCAATTGGGTTTGACAAGTGCCCCATATCGGATCTAAATTAGCCTCGAAGTGCGAATTCGGGTTCTCATTAGGTCTGGTTGGGCTTAATTAGATATCAATAGGCAAATATTGAGAGTATTGCATGATGCAAAACAACATTTCAATCACGCTTCTGGTTCCACACATGACCAAAGAGCGTTACAGCGAAGCTACAGGCTTAGATTTGAAAACCATCGATCTCATGCTTGGCGATGGCCGTCTTTCTTCTTACCGTCACCGCCTTCGTAAGGATGGCAAGCGTGAACTTGTTTTGATTAACGTAGCTGCTTTAGCAATCGACGCACTCTCTGAGCATCAAGTTAAGTTCTCAAGCTAAGAGTTTGGTGCGCGATTGAGGACTTCATGAGCCGCCTGAAAACAATATCGGAATAGGGATATATAAAGCGATGTTTGATTTTAAGACTTCCACCCATAACCACTATGAAGACGCCTGCCGCAAATTTGCGCTGACTCACAACATGCGGGAGCTGGCCCAGCAAGCTGGCATGAAAGTGCAGACGCTTCGCAACAAGCTGAATCCTGATCAGGTTCATCAACTGACTGTTACAGAAGTGCTGCTGCTGACTGATCTGACCGAGGACGCGACTCTGATGGATGGGATGCTGGCGCAGTTGCACTGTCTGCCTTGCGTTCCAGTGAATGAACATGCTGCAGAAAAGTTTTCCGCTTACGTGCTCAACGCCTCCGCGCAGGTCGGAACGCTTGCTGCCAGTGCGGCAAATCAAGCCAGCATTACGACCTCATGCCGTCGCGGGATTGTTGAAGCAGCTAATACCGGCATTCGTTGCATGATGCTGGCGGCTCTCGCTGTACAGGCGCGTATTCATTCAAATCCTACCATCGCGTCAACTGTGGATATTGCAGGCGCAATCGGATCATCAATAGGCATGAGCTAGGGGTATGAGTCAGGAATTAACCTATTTCTTTCGCTATCGCGGAAAGGAAATGTCAGTGGATGCTGAAAATGTCGCGCTTTATTACCCGTCTATTTCAGGCGACGGCAGTGGCTTTTTTACCCTGATAAATGGTGAGCGTTTTCGTGGTGAAAATGTAAGAGAAATAAGTAAGGGGAAAAGTGAATTATGCCGGTATTTGTAAGGCTTTTAAAAAATCAGTCGCCACCCCCACAGTTAGCAGCATCAGGGCATGGCTGGATAGAAACGAAAGCAAGTAAGCGCTGGCACCCGGCAATCTCACAGGCCGAACTGCTGGCAGGATTAACGGGTAAGAGGAAAGAATCATGGGTTACAAAGCTGAAAGTATCACTGTTCAGATGAACGCGGGGCAGCGTGCCAGTGCGCTTAATCATATCTCTGCGCTTCGTACCATGATGTACGGCGATTGCAGCCACGAACTAAACCGCTTTATCGCAGACATGCGTAATAAGCGCGATCACCAGGCTGAACAGAATGGCCGCGCACTGAGCGCAATTTTCTTCCTGGCTAATATCAGCAAAGAACGTCACGGCGTTGATTTCAGTGAACTGACGAATGACGAAAAAACGGCGCTGATTAGCGCAATGAATCACTTAAAAGCAGTCGTGAGTTTATTTCCAAAGAATCTGACGTTACCTAATTAATCAACCCAAAGAAATTAAATGGCGTAAACCCGCCGGGCATTTTTTTGCCCGAATTCAGGAGAAAGAGAAATGCGAAATATCCAGACCCGTAATTTTAAAGCTGATGACGACGCGCTTAATGCCCTGCTGAGCAAGGCAAAAACTGAGCAGCGTTCTGATGATGCGGTGTCCGTTTCTATCCGTCTGGCCGCACTGGCAATTTATGCCCGTAAAAATGAAATGTCCGCAGCGGAAATCATCGAGTTGCTGGACAAAGAGTCGGAACGCTTTGAGAACCAGGCGCAGGAGCTGCACTGATGGCTGATTCAATGGACATGGTACAGCAGCGCGTGCAGGAAGAACTGGCGCGCAATCTGGCTAACGCAACTCACCGCCCGGCAGGGGCGAGTGAGTTTTTCTGCCTTTCTTGCGGCGAAGCAATCCCGGAGCTGCGCCGCCGCGCACTGCCGGGCGTTTCCCTCTGCGTGACCTGTAAAGAAGTCAGTGAGCTGAAAAGCGTGCATTACAAAGGTGGTGCGGTATGAGTACGATTCACGATTTAAAAATCGGCCCATTCTTTTTTAGTGCCGTGTCAGGCGGACAAAAAAAAGCAGAGTTTAGAGAGAATGACCGCGACTTTAAGTGCGGCGATTTTCTTCGCTTGCGTGAATGGGATGGGGAATATACCGGTTCTGAGCTGATAGTGGTTATCACTCATATCCTGCCTATTGAAAAGTTGATACCAGGTGCAGGCAGCTGGGCCATGCTTTCCATCGAAAGGCTTAACAATGTAACCGTGGATCTGACTTTAAAGTCAGATGCAGGCGGTGAGTTATGAGCACCATTCTGAAGTGGGCGGGCAATAAGTCCCGCTTAATGCCTGAGCTGATTAAACACCTGCCCGCCGGTGATCGTCTGGTTGAGCCGTTTGCCGGTTCCTGTGCTGTCATGATGAATACGGATTATCCGGCTTATCTGGTGGCGGATGTTAATCCCGATCTGATTAACCTTTATCGCCAGGTTAAAGAGCATACGCGCCCATTTATTGTCGTGGCGGCCTCGCTCTTCAATCAGAACAAAACTGAAGAGAGTTATTATAAAGTTCGCAATGACTTCAATTTCACCGCTTCGCTGCCACTGCTGGAACGTGCTGCACAATTCCTCTACCTGAACCGCCATGGCTATCGTGGCCTTTGCCGATATAACAAGCGCGGTGAATTCAATAACCCCTACGGTAATTATAAAGAGCCATATTTCCCGCTGGCCGAAATCGAAGCGTTTGCCGTAAAGGCTCAGCGCGCGACATTTGAATGTCTGGGATACAGCCAAACCCTGAGCATGGTTCGTGCCGGTGATGTCGTGTACTGCGATCCGCCGTACCACGGCACATTCACCGCTTATCACACCGATGGGTTCAGTGACGATGATCAGCACTCGCTGGCCTGCATCCTGCTGGGTATCTCTGAGCGTAACCCGGTCATCATTTCAAACAGCGACACACTTTTTACCCGCAGCATCTACCGCGAATTTGACCTGACAAAAGTCACTGCTGCCCGCTCTGTTGGCGTGGCTGCCGGTGAAGGCAAGCGCGCACCGGAAATCATCGCGGCGCGTCACATGAGTCTGGCGGTGTAATGGCTCAGGTATTCGCTTACCCGTGGAACGCCCCAAAAAAGGCAATAAACCCACAGCTGGACCCGGCGGAGGTTGCGCCGGTGTCCGCGCTTTCAAACCTGATCGCTCTCTATGCTGCGGATAACGAGCAGGAGCAGCTGCGCCGTGAGGCAGTGAGCGATCAGGTCTGGGACCGCTACTTTTTCAATGAGTCACGCGATCCTGTCCAGCGCGAAATTGTGCAGGACAGAATCGTCAGCCGGGCAAAGATGGCCCGCGAACAGCAGCAGTTTAATCCCGATCTGGTTATCGTGGCCGATGTCAGCGCCCAGCCTTCGCACATCAGCAAGCCACTCATGGAGCGCGTTAAGTTTTTCCACAATCTCGGCAGGCCGCAGGCTTATTCCCGCTACCTGCGCGAAACTATCCGCCCCTGCCTTGAGAGGCTGGCCCGCGTGCGCGAAAGCCAGATTTCAGCCTCATTCCGTTTTATGGCCGGTCATGAGGGGCTTGACGGCCTGCTGGCGTTGCCTGAAATGAACCAGAATCAGGTCAAGCGTTTATCTACGCTGGTCGCAGCGCACATGAGCATGTGTCTTGATAAGGCCAGCGGCCATCTGTTTGTCAGTGACGACGTGACGCCGGAGCAGGTCCGCCAGGCATGGGAACTTGTTGCAGCGGAAGCGATGCGTCTGGACGTAATCCCCCCGGCCTTTGAGCAGCTACGCCGCAAAAAGCGCCGCCGCAAGCCCGTGCCATATGATCTGATCCCGGCCTCGCTGGCACGTATGCTTTGCGCTGACTGGTGGTATCGCAAGTTATGGCAGCTGCGTTGTGAATGGCGTGAAGAGCAGCTGCGCGCTGTCTGCCTGGTCAACAAAAAAGCATCCCCCTATGTCAGCTTTGAAGCGGTGATCCATAAGCGTGAGCAGCGCAGGAAGTCTCTGGAGTTCTTCCGCTCACATGAGCTGATCAGCGATGAAGGCGATACGCTGGATATGGAAGACGTGGTGAATGCCAGTAGCAGCAACCCGGCACACCGCCGTAATGAAATGATGGCCTGCGTTAAGGGGCTGGAGCTTATCGCGGAAATGCGCGGCGACTGCGCCGTGTTTTACACCATTACCTGCCCGTCACGTTTTCACGCAACGCTTAACAACGGCAGACCGAATCCGAAGTGGACCACGGCCACCGTTCGCCAGAGCAGTGATTATCTGGTTGATACGTTTGCCGCCTTCCGCAAGGCCATGCACAAAGCCGGTATGCGCTGGTATGGCGTGCGGGTTGCTGAGCCACATCATGACGGCACCGTACACTGGCACCTGCTGTGCTTCATGCGCAAAAAGGAGCGCCGTTCAGTCACCGCGTTGCTGCGGAAATTCGCCATTCGTGAAGACCGTGAAGAGCTTGGCAGCAATACCGGGCCGCGCTTTAAGTCTGAGCTGATCAACCCGCGCAAAGGTTCACCGACCAGTTATATCGCTAAATACGTTAGCAAGAATATCGACGGGCGTGGCCTGTCAGATGAAATCAGCGCCGAAACCGGCAAATCACTGCGTGACAGTGCGGAGAACGTAGGCGCGTGGGCGTCACTTCACCGTGTTCAGCAGTTCCGCTTCTTTGGCATTCCGGGCCGCCAGGCTTACCGGGAACTGCGCCTGCTTGCCGGTCAGGCGCTGAGAAATCAGAGCGATAAAAAGGCCGGTGCGCCGGTGCTTGAAAACGCGCAGCTGGACGCCGTGCTGGCCGCTGCAGATGTGGGCTGCTTTGCCACCTACATCATGAAACAGGGCGGCGTTCTGGTTCCACGTAAACATCACATCGTCAGAACTGCCTACGAGCTTAACGAAGAGCCAACCCCTTACGGCGATCACGGCACCCGCATTTATGGCATCTGGTCCCCGTTAGTGGCTGGCCGCATTTGCACGCACGCAACGAAGTGGAAAATGGTTCGTAAGGCCGTTGACGTTCAGGAGGCGACAGCCGACCAGGGCGCAAGCGCCCCTTGGACTCGTGGCAATAACTGTCCCCCTGATGAAAAACTGAACATTTCAGGGGGCGATCCGGTATCTGTTGAACCTATAGAATCGGGTGAAACGCCTTTGTATGGTCCGGCAGATTTCGACAATATGACCAGAAAACAGCGCCGGGAACTGCTGGCGCGTCTCCGGGTGGTAAAGCCGCGCCAGAAAAAGAGTTATAAGCAGGAAATTGACGACTGTCAGCGGGCACTTCTGGTTAGAGAACTGCGGGTGAGGGGTTTTACCGGGGAAGATAAAGAAACAAACCTGCTTCTGTCCGGGGGCAGTCTTAATTCTGGTGCGGGTATGCGCATTTTCTACCGGAACGGGCGGTTACAGGAAGATGATAAATGGCGGAAATGGAGCTGATTCAGGTCCAACAGCTATAAGCGAAGCCGCTCAAGTCCCTCATGATTTCGCTTTATCCAATTAAAATAACGAGTTGAAAACATCACCCAATCGATATTTTTTTAGGATAAGCCCTTATTGAACGTAAAAAACGTTTCACATTTTTAAGACCATACTATACTGTACGCATATACAGTTGTTACGTCGAGGGAGGACAAATGAGCGATCATCTTCTGGAGGAAATAAAACTCCAGCGCATTGATTTTATTCTTAAAAAAGTTGCTTTTGATACGTGCGATTTCGAAGAAAAGGAAATGGCAATTCACTGGTTAGTAGAGTTATCAGGTGAATTGATGGCTGAGGTTAGAAAGGCCAAATCATTTAAATCTGAAGTCGAACGCCATTGAGAGGGACTTATGCATATTGAAATTATGATTAACAAAGAGCCGAAAATCAGTGAAGACATTCTCAGCGCCCTTGAAGCTGAGCTTTACAGAAATTTCCTGCCGGTTTATCCCGATACAAGCATTCGCATTCGTAAGGGTAGTGCTAACGGAGTGGTCCTGAGCGGTGTCAGGCAGGACGATGACAAAAAGAACGTTATGGATATTCTGCAGTCCGTATGGGAAGACGACAGCTGGCAGTATCAGCACTGATAACGTTGCTGGCGTCAAAATTTATTTTGTCGCTGGCAAGGTTGAACAACGAGCGATTGCGAGGCGTTAGGTCATGGCCGGAAGCGATTCAGATTTTCAGGTAGTCTACAGAGAGGAGTACCTGACTGATTATGTGCCAGGCGGCTGGGTATTCTTCCAGCGCTCAAAAGAAAGCGGCGGCGGCTTCTGGTTCGGCCGTACCTTTGACGGTTTTTTTTTGTTTGAATTTACGGCCCCGGTTTCTCTTTCGCAGGGTCTGACTCATCTGCAGAGGCTTAAACATCCCGGCGCGATTATCTATGAATCTGTACAGCCTGATGACAGCCTGCCTCTGTTCTGAGACAGAGCGCGTGAGTGCATGTCTATGCTGCATGATTCCGCATGATCCCAAAAGGATCGTTTACCCTCCGGCCCGCCAGTACTGGCGGGCTTTTGTTTATGTCATGCAGGTGCATGAAAACCACTGCATAAAGCGGGCAGGCGTGGCGGGGCTACGAGCGCGCGCTGATGGGGGCAGACGGTCAGAAAGCGGCGCAATTTCCGGGCCGCTGGCGCGTCGCTGGCATCAGGTCAGGTCTGAGGGCGAAAAAAAAGAGCGCCCCGCATGATGGTGCTGGGGCGCTCTGGTGGGGTATCTGGTGAATCAGTCGGGGCGGCGGTCGTCTGTCAGGTCGAGAGTGTAAGGGGCGAAGCGTATAACTTCCTCACCCAGCCAGCTGTTCAGTTCTTCAAAGCGTCTCTGCAGCGGCATGAGTTCATTACGCACAAACACCTTGCTGGCCTTTTCCACGTCACCGAACCCACCCGTGTTGCTGGGGATAATCCCCATCAGCTGCGGCGGAACGCGATGCACGGCCAGCATGTCGTCACGGCTCACGTTCTTGATGTTCAGAAACTCATCCTTTGCCGCCACCTCTGACAGCGGGATGATCTGGATGCCGTCCTTTTTCCCGTTCGGGCTGTACATAAACAGGTTGCGGAAGTTGCCAGGGCCCTTCGCGCTTTTCATGGCACTGCGGATGTTGTCCACGTCCTGCTGGCTCTGCGCCGGGTCGGTCATGTACATGATGAAGCCCGCATGGCTGCCGTTCAGGTAGTACTTGCGGCGGAACAGCGTAGCCGACTCGTTCAGCAGCGCCGACGGGATGGCCGACAGATAGCCAGGCAGGCCGTAAATCTCCTGATTGATATCCGGCTCCATCAGGTGAAACACGCTGCCCTTCTCGAATTCATAAGGCTCCGTGCTGATGCCATAGTGCGCATACCAGTATGTCTCCAGGTCGAGGCCGCGCCGGGTGAACTTTGCCAGCGACGGTTCCAGCTTCAGCGCGTTACCGAGGCGGCTGGTCCGCTTCTCCAGGTAGGCATTACCGAAAATCAGGTAATCCAGCGCAAAGCGGCTGAACGCCTGCTGACTCAGCAGGCGGTGAGGGATAAAGGTACTCGCCAGAATATTGCACTTTACGCTGATAGGTGAGCTGTGATGCACGGCGGCGCGGAACGTGCGCGCCAGCCCGTCAACGCTTACGGGCGGTTCATACCAGCGATCATTGATAACACACTCCACGTAGTCCAGCAGTTCGCGGCGGTCCAGCACCGGGATCGGGTCGCCAAAGGTAAACGCCTCCGACGCTGCCCCGCTGGTCATGTTATCCGGCTGCGGCACGGGCTGCGTGCGGGTGCGGTTCCTGCGTTTGCTCATTTAAAAAATCTCCATGATGTTGCGTGTGTGGGCGGATTCACCCTGCAGCGGTTCGTTTGCCAGCGCGTGCATGGCCGCCCAGGCTAAGTCCGCGTGGCTGGCTTCTTCGCTGCGGCTGGCTTCGTAGGTCGGGCGGTTGCCGCTGGCCGTGGTGGCGCGGCGGATTGCCATGAAAGACTGCGCGATGTCGAGGTGTCCGGCATCGAACTCAAGCCGCCCGCCGCTGATGATGTCGAACGCCTTGAGTACCAGGGCGTTTTTCACGGTCGGGTTGTAGACGAACTCTTTAACCGCCGGGAAAAACGCCTTCACGCTTTCATAAACGCCCCAGCCGACGCCGGTGGAGTCGATGCCGATATAGGTGACGTTATACTGCTGCGTCAGTTTTTTGATGGAATCAGCCTGTGCCCGGAAGTCCATTCCGCGCCACTGATGCCGCTCAAGGATGCGGAACTTACCACCCGGCACGGCGGGCGGAGCCATGACCACGCAACCGGCGCTGTCGCCGTTCTGCGTGCCCTTTGCCGGGTCGTACCCGATCCAGACCTCTTTCCAGCCGAACGGACGCAGCGCCAGTGCTTCGAAATCGTCTTTCCACACTTCCCAGCTGTCCACCATGCATTTCTGCAGCAGTTGCAGAGGGAATACGGACGCCAGATCATCCACGAATTCGCACATCAGCAGGTTCTGGTATTCCGGCGGGCTGTATTCCAGGTGCAACTGGTCGAGGTCAAACAGGTTACAGCCGCCGCGCGCCGCATCCTCAACGGTGACAATCTGGCGAAACTGGCCGTCATCGCAGAAGCGGCCCGGCGACAGGTTCGGGTGCGACAGGTCGATGTCTACGCGGTCCGCCTTAGCGCGGCCCCGGTTAAAGAGCGCGCCGGACCAGAACGGATAGGCGCTGTGTGTCAGGCTGGACGGCGTGGAAAAATAGGTTTGTCGCCACTTTTTGTGCAGCGCCATACCGGACGCCACCTTGCGCAGTTCCTGAAATTTAGGGATCCAGAAATATTCATCCACGTACAAATTACCGTGATAACTCTGCGCGGTGCGGGCGTTGGTGCCTAAGAAGTACAGGCACGCCCCGTTACTCAGCATCATCGGGTCGCCCTTAAGTTCAACGTCCGCCTCTTTTGCGAATTCGATGATGTACTGCTTAAAGACGTGCGCCTGCGCTTTGCTGGCCGACAGAAAAATCTGGTTGCGCCCGGTGGTCAGCGCATCGATCAGCGCCTCGCGGGCAAAATAAAAGGTGGCCCCAATCTGGCGGGATTTAAGCACGTTGCGAATGCGGTGCTTATTACCGGCTTCCCACCACTTGCGCTGATAGCCGAACAAGGAGTTATGGAAAATTTCCTGCAGCTTCTCAATCTGTTCGTCGCTGAACAGGTTCTTTTCCGGGGGCTTACGCGGGCCTTTGTTGCGGTTCTCCACGTTCGGGTTCAGGTCCGCTTCATTGCCGCCGTTGCTGAATTTACCGATCCGGGCGTGGCGCTCGGACTGGCGCGCCAGCAGGTCGATTTCCTTAAAGTCCTTCCCTTCCTTCTGCTCCTTCATGATGAGCTGGCAGTAGCGTGCGGCTGTGGTCAGCTGCATCTGATCCAGCGGGCCATAGTCGCCCCACTTATCGCGCTTTTTCCAGCTGTGAACTGTTGCGGGTTTCTCTCCCAGCATTTCAGCAATGCGGGCGATGCGGTATCCCTGAAAGTACAGCAGTAAAGCCTGTCTGCGGGGATCGAGGTCGTCGGGGGCGGGTGTCATGTTCATGCAGCCAAAATACGGCCCCGCCGCTTCCTTTTCCGCCATCCCTCATTGTGTGGTTTCCCGCACAATGCCCGCGCGTTGTTTCGATACCCCTGCCGCCGCAACCATAGAGCCTCACAGAGTTTTACTGACCGGAGCCTGGACAATGGCAAAGAAAGCAAAGCGTTTTCGTATCGGGGTGGAAGGTGCCACCACGGACGGGCGCACCATCGAGCGCAGCTGGCTTGAGCAGATGGCGGCAAATTACAGCCCTGAGCTGTACACCGCCGTGATCAACATGGAGCACATCAAGGGCTACACCCCGGACAGCCCGTTTCGCCGCTTTGGCGTAGTGGAAGCGCTGGACGCTGAAGAAATCAGCGACGGCCCGCTGAAGGGCAAGCTGGGGCTGTATGCCCTGATCAACCCGACTGATGAGCTGGTCACACTGACCGGTGCCATGCAGAAAATCTTCACCTCTATGGAAATCCGCCCGGAGTTCGCGGACACCGGCGAAGCGTATCTGATTGGCCTGGCCGTTACTGACAGCCCCGCCAGCCTCGGCACCGAAATGCTGCAGTTCAGCGCCAGCGCCGGGGTGAACCCGCTGGCAAACCGCAAGCAGCATCCTGACAACGTTTTCTCTGCCGCTGAAGAAACCCTGATCGAGTTTGAGGACGTGGCCGACGAAAAGCCCGCCCTGTTTACCCGCATCAAAGCGATGTTCAGCAGACAGCAGCAGACCGACGCGGCGCGCTTCAGCGACGTGCATCAGGCGGTTGAGCTGATTGCCACCGAGCAGCAGGACCTGAGCGCGCGCATTGAAACGGCACTGAGCGAACAGGCCGACAGCCTGAAATCGCATTTCAGCAGTGCACTGGGTGAGGAAGTGCTGAAGCGCGAACAGCTGCAGGCGGACTTCACCGAACTGCAGCAGCAGCTGAGCCGGGAAGATGGCCGCCAGCAGGTCCGCCCGCGCACGCAGGGTAACGGCAGCGGCGGCGAAGTGCGCACCGACTGCTGATACAGCGGCGGCAAACCTTTTTAACGAACAGAGAAAGCGAAGCGATGAAAAATACTACCCGTTTTAAGCTGAATGCTTACATGTCGGTGCTGGCAGAAATCAACAAGATTGACCTGTCCGCGCTGAACAGCAAATTCACCATTGAGCCGTCCGTGTCGCAGACGCTGGAAAGCAAAATTCAGGAGTCGTCCGCGTTCCTGCAGGCCATCAACATCATGCCGGTCAGTGAGCAGAGCGGCGAACGGCTGGGGCTGGGGATCGGCACCACCATTGCAGGCACCACCGATACCACCCAGAAAGAGCGCGAGCCGACCGATCCGACCTACATTGACGGCGACGGCTACAAATGCACGCAGACCAACTTTGACACGGCGCTGCCTTATTCAAAGCTGGACATGTGGGCGAAGTTCAGCGATTTCCAGGTGCGCATCCGTGACGCCATCGTGAAGCGTCAGGCGCTGGACCGCATCATGATCGGCTTCAACGGCCTGAAGCGTGAGAAGACCTCCAACCGCGTGCAGAACCCGCTGCTGCAGGACGTGAATATTGGCTGGCTGGAAAAAATCCGCCAGGAAAAACCGGCGCAGGTGCTGGGTCAGCACATCGGTGACGACGGCAAGGTGGTGTCGGACAAAATCACCGTGGGTAAAAACGGCCTGTTCCGTAACCTGGACGCGGTTGTGATGGGCGCGGTGTCGGAAAAAATCGGCGTGCAGTATCAGGACGACACCGAACTGGTGGTGATCTGCGGACGCCAGTTGCTGGCTGATAAGTATTTCCCGCTGGTCAACCAGAGCCAGCCCAACACCGAAGCACTGGCCGCTGATCTGATCATCAGCCAGAAGCGCATCGGCGGCCTGCAGGCGGTCCGCGCTCCGTACTTCCCGGCGAATGCGCTGCTGATCACCCGCCTGGATAACCTGTCCATCTACTGGCAGGAAGAAACCCGCCGCCGCTCG